TTTTAGCACAAACACAATGGGCCAGATCGCCTCCAGGCGACACGATCGCGTGGCGGCGAATGGTGTGGGCCGTGTCGCACGGAGATCGTTGCTCCTGGAGGCGATCAGGGGCGCTCATCCCGGAAAGGAGGAGACGATGTGGGAACGCGATGATGTGCTGGTCCAGGCGCCGTCGGTGTGGGCACAGGCCCTGCCGGCGCGGTTCTTGGAGAGCGGCTTCAACGTCAACGTGCTGCGGCCCTACCGCCCGCTGCATGCGCACGCGCTCCTGCACAAGGCTGAATGGGAGCAGCTGGACAGCGCCGTCGTGCAAGTGGCGGCGGAGGTCTTGACTGGCATCGCCGATCTCAACGCGCTGGGCCTCGTGCACAACCTTGGCCATATCGGGGTGCTGCTGTCGCAGTACGAGCGCATTCGCGACCTGGACGAGGCGGCCGTCAACATGGCGATCGAAGTGGACGACCCTGAAGACCGGGTCGACCTGGCCCTGACGTCGGTGCCGGTGCCGATCATCAGCAAGAGCTTCCGCATCGACATGCGCCAGCTGGCGGCCTCGCGCTTCGCGGGCTCGGGCATCGATACGATGCATGCCGAGGTGGCGACTCGTAAGGTCGCGGAGAAGCTCGAGGATCTGCTGTTCAACGGCCATGCGACGCAGGTCCAAGGCCACACGATCTACGGCTATCGCACCCATCCCGACCGCAATACGGGGACGGGCGCGGACTGGGGCACGAGCAGTAATATCATCCCCACTGTCTTGAGCATGGTGGCGATGATGCCTCCGGCCTACAGCGCTGGGCCGTTCCGGCTGTACCTGCATCCCACGCAATTTTGGGAGGCCGCGGCCGTCAACCCGAACACGGACCGGCCGATCCTGCGCACCATCGAGGAGATTCCGGGCTTTGGGCCGGGCAGCGTGCGTTTGGCGAGCAAGATGGTCGCCGGTGAGGCGGTCTTGGTCAGCATGCGGCGGGATGTCGTCGATCTGGCACGGGCGCAGGATATCGTCCCCACTGAGTGGGACGAGAAGGGCGGCTTGGTGTCGAGATTCAAAGTCTGGACGGCACAAGTCCCGCGAGTGAAAAGCACCGCGGCGGCCGCCTCGGGCGTCGTGCACTTTACCGGGATTTAGCCCATGCGCCTGGGCAGCCGCTGTTGGCTGGTGTCCTTCTGGGCTGGGCCTGTGCTGGGTGCTGGTCGGGGCGAGCGTCGTGCTGATGCTGGCCCCGCGTGCTCATCAGACGGGGAGGTGAGCCGACATGCGCTATCGACTGAAGCACAAACCCCTCTGGCGGAGGGATGGCCCTGTCGAGCCGGGCGAGATCGTTGAGCCCACCGAGGCTGAACTGCGGGCCTTTCCGGACCGCTTCGAGGCGGTCGACGATCCCGCTGATGGCGCCCAGGTGCCGGCCGGGCAGGCGTATGGCCTCGTCGAGCGGGGGGGCGGCTGGTGGGATGTCGTGCGGGCCGACGGCCATCGCGTCACCGCGACCGCCCTCCGGCGCCGCCACGCCGAGGCGTTGCTGCGAGATCTGCAGGAGGCCACAGAGGCGCCAGAGACGCCTGCGGCGGAAGCCTAAGCCGCCACGTCGGAGTCGCTTGTGGTGGGCGCGGCTGCTCACCCTCGCGGCCCCGCTGTGGCTGCCCGTCGGCCCGGGGTCCCTGGTCTGTGCCCCCAAGGAGACCGCCACGGCCAAGCGTTGAGCGATCCCGTGAGGCGTGAGGGGAGATGGGCCCATGGCGCGAGTGACGGGGACGGACGTGAGAGCGATCATCGCCACGTCGCTGGATGACGCGGCGCTGCTGCCCTTCATCACGCCGGCGAATCAGCTCGTCGACGAGCTGCTCCTGGACAAGGGGCTGGGCGAACCGCGCCTCAAAGAGATCGAGCGCTGGTTGGCGGCGCATTTCGTGGCGCTCCGCGAGCCGCGTGACACGCTGCGCGGCGTCGCGGAATCCCGGCACCAATACGAGACCCCGGCCGTCGGCCAATTCCTCAACGGGACGCGCTACGGCCAGATGGCCATCATGCTCGATACCAGCGGCACCCTGGCGGCGCTGGCGGCGATCAGCGCCACCAAATCCGCACGGATCGAGATGCCGTAGGCGTGGCCGCAGCGGAGCCAGACCATGGCCCAAGGCATCTCCATCGACGCCAGTGGCGTGCAGCGCCTGCTGCAGCGCCTGTCGCAGGCCAATCTCCGCGTCCAGCAGACGACGCGGCGCATCTTGGGCGCGAGGCTGATCGAGGCGGTGCGTTACGCCCGCACGAATTTCCTCACGGGCGGCACGACGTCGGAGCGGCTCGCGGTGCGCACCGGGCGGCTGCGGGCGGCCTTCGGCTCGAGCCTCAGAGGAGAAGGGGTGCAGATCGAGGGGCGCTTGGGCTACATCGTGCCGCAGGGGGCAGGATCAGCTGGCGCCGACCCGCTGATCTATGCCCGCGTCCACGAGGGCTGGCCGCAGGGACGGCGCAGCACGTCGATTCGGCCCAAGCGGGCGCGGTACCTGACCGTGCCGCTGGAGGCGGCGAAGACCGGGGCCGGCGTGGCGCGCGGCCGGGCGCGGGATTTCGAGGATACCTTCGTCGCGCGCTCGCGGGCGGGGAACTTGATCATCTTTCAGCGGCAGGGCGATGGCACCATCGCGCCGCTGTTTCTGCTGCTGCCCGAGGTGACCATTCCGGCGCGGCCGGCGCTGCGGCCGACGGTGGCGTATATTCGGCCGTTGATCGTCGAGGATCTGGCACGGGAGCTGCCGCAGGCGATTCTGTCGCGCGGAGGACGTCCGTGAGGCATCACGGACGCCCACGACAGGGATGTCGATGCCAGCAGAGTCGATCGTCGAGCTGATTCAGCAGCAGATTAAGACGACGCTGCAGGGCATCACCACGGCCAGCGGCTACTGGCACACGGTCGGGACGGTGGTGCGCGGGCGGCTGAGTCCGCTGGACCATGAGTCGCTGCCCTTGGTGAGCATCCTGCCGGTGTCCGACGTGCCGGAGGCCGGCGCATCCAGCGTCCTGCGGCGGGAGCTGACGCTCACCCTCCGACTGTGGATCGAGGCCCAGGCGTTCGCTGATGCGCCGACGCAGCTGGAGCGCCTGAAGGCCGATGTGACGCGGGCGATGCAGCTCGACCCACGCCGTGGTGGCCTGGCGGAGGATACGCGCGAGCTGGCGTACCAGTACCTCTATCTCCAAGGGGCTGAGCTCCTGGCTGGCGCGGATATCGGCTATGCCATCGTCTACCGCACGCGCATCGGCGATTCGGCCCAAGGGCCGACGTAGGAGACCGCGATGCCCGAGTGCTGTATCACCGTGCGCTGCCGCGCTTGTCACGGCCGGATCAGCGGCTGCGCCGATCCGGCGCATCGCCCCCAGGTCGTGTATGGGCTGTGTTATGCCTGCATGGGGAGGGGATAGGGGTGACGACTCTCCCCGCTGAAGCGGGGCGTCCCCAGGGGGGATCATGCTATGGCGCTCCAACGGCATTATTTGGACCAGCTCATGCTCTCCTTGTTCGACAAGGAGGCGACCTACGGGGCTGGACCTGGCGGCTGGACGGGGACCTCGGCATGCTCGATGCTGGACTTCGAGGATGCCAGTGCCCATGCGGACTGGGATGATACCATCCAGGCCGATACGGATGTCATCACGGGTCGCGAATTCATCTCCGTGCAAGAGCTCGTCCGGCAATCGGTGCGCCTGACGTATACCGAGCCGCGCGTCAAGCCCAATACGCTGGCCGGCCTGATGGGGCTTTGCCTCGGCACGGTGGCGACGACCCAGGACGGCACCGAGACGGCGTACCGACACAAGATCACCAAGGCCGCGTCGGTGAGCCTGCCCTCCATCGGCGCGCAGATCAAATATGAGGGCGGCGATCAGCGCGAGATGCGGGGCCTCAAGGGCGAGAGCTGGACCCTGCAGATCAATGGACCCTATCTGCAGTTCAGCTGCCAGATGATCGGCTCGGGCTACCGCGAGCCGGCCACCACGGCCTTCGCGGCCAAGATCGCCGAGAACTGGTTGCGGCTGGGCGACGCGCAATTTTTCATCAAAGACACGGCCGGCACGCCGATCACCGTCCCCGCGTCGCCCGCGCAAGGCAGCGCGAACCTCGGTGGGGGCGAGGTCAATTTCTCGACGCGCGTGCGCAGCTTCTCGCTGACGTGGACCAACAACCTCGCCGCCGAGGCGGGCTATCGCGCCAGCACGGGCCTGTTGCGCGGCAATTTTCACCCCGTCCGACGCACCGCGACGCTCTCGCTCGGCTTCGATGTGGACAGCGCCAGCGAGGCGACGGAGCTGGCGTACTACCTGTCCCAGGCCAAGCTGGCCTTCGAGCTCAACCTCAACAGCGGACTCTTGATCGACCCAGACGGGACGTTCAAGTACGGGCTCATCGTGATCGTGCCGCGGCTGCAGCTGACGCGGCTCCCACGCAGCCAGCAGGATCAGTTCGAGGTGTTGACGATGGAGGGAACGGTCCTCGACGACGGCACGAATAGCGAGCTGATCGCCTACGTGTACAACGCGCGGCCCACGTATCTGGCTTAAGGAGACCCCGATGCCGGCATCACCGATCAGCGCCTTTAAAGCCAGGGCCCGCAAAGAGGTCAAGCTGCCGCACACAGGACTGGTTGTGGAGATCGGCATCCTGGACTGCCTCGCCTTCGTCGGCGTCGGCGAGCTCCCGATCCCGGCCGAGGACGGCCCGTCATCGGCCGCGACTGACCCGCAAGCGCGGCTCACCCTCAACCTCCGCTATATCGACCGGGCCATCGCCATGGGCGCCATCGATCCGCCCTTCAGCGACCGGCCGGAGGATAAGGGCCGCGCCGATGTGGTCCACGTGACGGAGCTGCCGTACGCCGATCGCATGTATCTCGGCCAGGCGATCATCGAATGGGCCGGGCTCAGCGCCGATTGGGCGGCGCAGGTGTCCTCCTTTCGCACGGACGAAGAGCGCCCGGCTGGTGCGGGCGCTGGCGGAGAAGTATCACGTGCTGCCGCATCAGGTGCTGGCCAGCACACCGGCTGAGCTCTACCTCGATCTCGTGCTCAGCTTCCCACACGATGGGCCCGAGCCCGCGCGGCGGGAGCGCCAGCCCGACGATCCGAGCCTGCAGCAGCTCTTGCGCCGCCTGAAGGCAGGAAGGGACGATGCCTGAGGATGTCGTGCAGGTCATCTTCCGCGCCCGCGACGAGCTGAGCCGTGCGGTGGGCGAGATGAGCCAGACGGTCGGCGGCTTCGTGAGCCAGCTCTCACGGGCCATCGGGCCGGCCACGGTCTTCGCCACGGCCATCGCCGCCGTCGGCTCGACGGCGGCCGCCGTCACGAAGCACGTCGCGAACTTGGGCGATGAGCTGGCCAAGGCCAGCACGCGCACCGGCATCGCCGCTGAGGACTTATCGGCGTTCAAGCTGGCCCTGGAGCTCTCCGATTCCAGCCTCGACGCCTTCGTCCAGGGCTTCCGCTTTCTGTCGACCAACCTGTCCAATGCCATCCAGAAATCCGGCGAGGCCCGTGATGCGCTGCAGGCTCTGGGGTTCAGCCTCGCCGATCTGCGGCGGGCGCAGGCGGATCCCATCGCCTTCCTGGAAGAATTCGCGCGACGCCTCTTCGAAATCCGCGACGGCACGCAGCGTGCCGATGCCGCTGTGGCGGTGCTGGGGCGCAGCGCGGTGGGCCTGCTGCCATTTCTCCGGGACCTCTCCGAGCGCGGCCTACGAGGGATGCGGGAGGAGGCGGCGCGCCTTGGCGTCCTGATGTCGGACGACCTGGCGCGCGCGGCTGAGGCGTTCAATGACAACCTCACCCGCCTCAAGGCGGCCGCACAGGGGCTCGCCATCGTCATCGGCGGCCCGCTGATTCAGGCCCTGAACGACCTGGCGGTGCGCTTCGGGCTCGTGCAGGAGACGCCGCTGCAGGGCGTCGTCCGGGGCATCGACGAAACGCTGAGTCGCCTGCGGAAGCAAGAAGCTCAGCTCCAGCGCGAGCTCCAATTCTGGCCCGAGGGTGTCACGGCCTTCGTCACGCGGCTAGATCTCGCCGAGGTGCAGAAGCAGATCGCCCAGCTGGAGGAATCGCGTGAGGCGCTCGTCCGCGCCGGCCGGGAGCCTGCCACTGGCACGCGGACCTTCGAGCTCCCCGACCGCGCCGCAGCCGAGGCGGCTGAGAGGGCTGAGCGGGCCAAACAGGCGATCGATGCGGTGACGAAGAGCTTGAGCGAGCAGGCGACGGCCCTCGTGGGCCAGGTCATCAAGCTGCGCGATGGCGAACAGGCGGCGCTGCGCTACCAGCTGACCATGCAGCTCGCGGCCGCTGAGGCCGAGCTGTTCGCCAACAAGATCCAGATCACCCCTGAGGTCCGGGCGCAGTGGAATGCCCTCGTCGAGCGGATCCTCGATCTCAATCAGCAGCTCACGGATACGGCACAGCATCTGGAACGCCTCAAGGACTTCGATGCCGAGAAGCTGCGCCAGGCCTTCGCCGAACTGGAGGGGCTGCGGCGGCTGGAGCAGATCTCGCGGGAGGTCAGCGATGCCTTCCTGAGCGATCGCCAGCGCGATCTGCTGGCCGCTCAGCGCTGGGGGGAGGGCCTCCGGCAGCAGCTCGCTGAGCTCGTCGCGGATGCCCCCATGCTGGCCGATCGCGTCAGCGATCTCATGGCGCGGATCCCAGCCGCCGTGGAGGAGATGGAGCTGCGGCGCCAGGCCGGCGAGATCCAAGATGTGTTCCGCGGCATGGGCGACGCCATCACGACGTCGCTCAACGGCGTCATCCAGGGCACGCAATCGCTCTCCGACGCCATCAGCCATCTCGCCCGCAACCTCCTCCTCGGCCTGGGCAACCGGCTCATCACGGCGGGGATCGACGCCATCACCGCGGCGCTGGCCCGCATGGCGGCCGAAGCCCTACGGGCCTCGGGGGGCACCGGCGGCGGCATCATCGGCCTGATCGGCGGCCTGCTCGGGCGCGTCGTCGGCGGCCTGGCCGGGGGCGGGGGCGGCGCGGCGGGGGTGGATCTGCCGCTGGCCAAGGGGGGCATCGTGCCTGGGGGCTTTCTGCCGCTGCCGGCCCTGGGCATCCGCCTGGCGCGGCAACTGTCGGGGCAGTTGGCCGGCTTGCCATTTCAGGCGTTTCGGGCTGGGGGCATTGCCCGCCAACCCACGTTCGGCCTGGTGGGTGAGGGCCAGTTCGCGGAAGCGGTCGTGCCGCTGCCCGATAATCGCCACATCCCGGTGCGCTTTGAGGGGCCGCCGCCGCGTGGCGCGGAACGGCCTGCGCCGCAGGTGCACGTCCAGATCTTGGGGCACATCATCCCCCAGGTGCCGACCATGACCAAGGCCGATGTCGTGCGCGTCGTGGTCGAGGATATCGCCCAGGATGGCCCCACCCGGCGGGCGATTCAGCAGCAGGGCAGACGATAAGGCCGCGGGGTGAGCCATGCCCGTCAAAGTGATTCGCAGTAGCGATCCCGGCGCGCCGGCCATGACCGGACAGGCCGGCAGTGCGCTGGCCGTCTTGGATTATGCCCTCACGCACCCTGTGGCCGGACTGGGCTGGAGCATCGCCTTTACCGGCACAAACAAGCGCGTCTACCGGGCGAGCGTGGGCCTGCGGCATTATCTGCGCGTGGTGGATGATGGGGTGTCGGATGGCCTGACCAGCGCACGGGAGAGCCGCATCCGAGGCTTCGAGTCGATGACCAGCGTGGACAGCGGCACCAACCCGTTTCCGACCACGGCACAAAGTGCGAATGGCCTGCCGGTGCGCAAGTCGGCGACGGCTGATGCGGTCAACAGGCCGTGGGTGCTGGTCGGCGATGAACGCACCTTTTACTTGATGGTCCTGACGGGTGATACCGCTGGGCTCTATGCCGTGTGGCCGTTTGGCGAGATCTTCTCGGTGAAGCCTAACGACATCGGCAGGAGTTTCATCATTGGCCGCGACACCGAGAATAGCGGCCTGGAGGTCGAGACCTTCGCGAGTTGGCTGCCGCTTGGCAGCACCGGCACAGGCTCGGGGCATAGTTATTTGGCCCGTAGTTATACCGGGGCCTCCGGCGCGATCAGGTTTGGCCGTGGCGCGCACGCGCCAGCCTTAGGCGGCACGATCTCCTTCTCACCACAGGTCGCCCTGCCGAATCCCTCAGACAGCCGGATCCTCACGGCAAGGATTCGGGTCTTCCAAGTTGTGGAAACGGCGATACGGGGATGGCTGCGTGGCGCGTTTGTGTTCCTGCATCCTCGCGCATCGGTTTCTGACGGGGACACGTTCCAGCAGGATGGGCGCACGATGCTCCTCGTGCGGGACGTCGGGCGGGGGACGGCCCTTGGGGCGTTGGCCTTCGACACGACCGGCCCTTGGGACACGAACTGATGCCCGTCATGGAATACAACAGCACAGACACCGGCGCACCGGCTCTCACGGGGCAAGTGGGGAGCCTCGTCGCCGTGTTGGATGCGGTGCTGGTCAATGGATACGGCTCGAAGCCCGGTGCCGGCTGGACCAAGGCATTCAGCGGCACCAACAAAGCGGTGTACCGCATGGGGGCCGGCAATCAATTTTACCTGCAGGTGTTAGACGACGCCCCTGGTAGCGGTGGGGCGCGTGAAGCGCGTCTACGCGGCGGGGAGGGCGCGACGAACGTTGACACCCTGACGAACCCGTTCCCCACCACCACGCAGCTCGCCGCGGGCGTGATTGTGCGCAAGTCTGACACGTTGGACGCCGTGGCGCGCCAGTGGTACATCATCGCGGACGCGGCGACATTCTATCTCTGCGTGAAGCACAGCGGTGGGACCGACTGGAAGTGCAGCTTCGGGTTCGGCGGCTTCACGAGCCGCGTGGCAAATGACCCTGGGAGGACGATGGTGCTTGGGCGCACCGCCGAGAACGACAGCACGACCACGAGCGAGGTCATTGGCTTGGCAAGCACGTTGACCGGCACAACCGCGGGGCATTTTCTGGCACGGCTGCATACGGGCGTCGTGGGCTCGGCGGCCGCGGGCAAACACGGCGATGCGTCTCTCGTGAACAGCGACACGAGGCTCACCTCCACCTCTGCTCCGCTGACGGGGTCCAACGCGGCGGACAACTTTTTTTGGTTGTCGCGCATTTACTTCCACACGCTGAGCCCCACGACGATTCGTGGCCATTTGCGCGGCATGCTGCAATTTTGCCACGCCGCTGGCGCGCTGACTGACGGGGCGGTGATTCAGGGTGGCGCTGGTGGCCCGTTTTCGGGCAAGCAATTCCGCATACGGACGCCGATCTTTGGCGGCACGACAGCCGCTGCCTGCGCCTTTGAGATCAGCGACACCTGGGACGCGCCCTGATGGCTGAGCTGCCGCACGCGGGTATCCTGGTCGTCTTAGGCCAAGCGGTGGGGTGGCTCAACTCTACCGGCGAGGCGGTGCGGCTAGGCCTGCCGGCGCAGTTGAGTATTCCGGCGCCGGTGCTGAGCGGCGTGGCGGCCGGAGAGGCGCAGAACCACTTGGACTGGAGCTGGGCTGAGACGCGCTTCCTCGATCAGGGCTATGAGATCGAGCGCAGCTTCGACGGCGGCCCCTTTGTGGCACTGATCACCACGGCCCAGGGGGTCTTCAGCCACGATGATCCTGACCTGGCACCAGGGCTGTATGCCTATCGGGTGCGGGCCCTGACGCCGTATGGGCCCTCGGCCTACTCCAATATCGTCGAGATCCTGCTCTCGCCGGCCGATGTGGGACGGCACTGGAAGGACCAAGTGATGATCTCGCTCTTCGCCCGCGAGGCCAGCTACGATGCGGGGGTGAGCGTGTCGGCCGCGACGACCTGCAGCATGCGCGATTTCGACGACGCCACGCCGCACGAGGAATGGGATGACCTGGTGGATGACGATGTTCCGCTGGTGCATGGCGAGGAATACCGCGTCGTGCAGGCCCTGGTGCGGCAGAGCGTGCGGCTGACCTATCGGGAGCCACGGACGAAGCCCAACACGCTGGCCGGGCTCATCGGCCTCGCCCTGGGCTCGATCACCAGCGTCCGCGATGGCACGGCCGGCGCCTGGCGGCACCGGCTGAGCAAAGCCGCATCGGTGCAGATGCCATCCGTGACCCTGCAGACGCGGCATGCGATGGGCGGCCAATACCGCTATACCGGCATCAAAGCCGATGGCTTCACGCTGGCGGCCAACGGTCCCTATCTCAGTCTCTCGGCGCCGCTCATCGGCTCGGGCTCGCGCACCAGGGCCGCCGACAGCTTCCCGCCGGCGGTCGATGAGCGGTGGCTGCGGTGGGGTGATGCGCATGTCTACTGGGTCGCGGCGCCGACGCCGATCGCCCTGCCGGCCGATCCCGTGCAGGGTGCGACGAACCTGGGCCCTGAGGCGACGGAGATTTCCACCCGGCTCATCGGGCAGTTCGAGATCGTGCACGGGACGCATCTGCTCGATGAGATGGGCTACAGGCCAGGCAGCGGCCGGGTGCGGGCGCATCTCCATCCCGAGCGTCGCGAGACCTGGGTGATCGTGGAGCTGGCGGTCGATGTCGATCTGGAGGCCACGGAGATCGATCGCTACTTCCATCAGACGCCCACAGCGCTGGAGCTGAACGTCGATAGTGGCGTGCTGATCGATCCCAGCGGCACGTACCGCTACGGCTTCATCCTGCTCATCCCTCGCCTGCAGTGGCGCCGCGTGCGCTATGACGAGGAGCATCAGCTGGAGACGCTGGTGCTGGAGGGACAGGTCCTGGCCGACGGCACGAATCCCGAGATCGTGTGCTGGGTGTTCAATGCTCAGCCGCGCTACCTGGAGTAAGCCATGCCGCCGATGCAAACCATCGACCAGCTGATCGTCGATCCGCACTACAGTGTCTTTCGCGAGGTCGTCGCCCCGACGCTGCGGAGCCGTGTGGGCGGGGGCGCCATGCAGGTGCGGCGTTTGTACGAGCGGCCGATCTACCAATTCCGCTTGCGCGCGGCCCAGGAGACCAAGGCGCAGGCGGAGGCGCTGTATGGCTTCTATCTGTACCATCAGGGCGATATCCCCTTCTGGTTCGGCGGCAAGGAATGGGGGACCGTCGCCACGCCAATCCTGACGGCCTTTGGCAATGGCACCCAGACGCAATTTTTCCTCCACAACCGCAACATCACAGGCTCGCTGCAGGTCTACCTCAACGGCGTGCTCGCTGACCCGCAGCCCAGCCTGACCGCCAGCTCGGGCATGATCACCTTCGCCAGCGCGCCAGGGGCCGACGTGAAAATCACGGCCAGCTACACGTGTCGGTACAAGTGCGTGTTCCACTCGGAGGATGACGTGCTCCTCACCGAAGAGGAATTCTATCGGCAGCTGTTTCGCTACGAAGGCCTGGTCCTTCGGGAGCTGGTCCCGTAAACAACCCTCGACGGCGGAGAGTCTATGAAAGGCTTTAGCTCGGCCTGGATCGACAGGCTGAATCGCCAGAGCAACGCCGGGGTCTTCGTGAAGGCGGTCATCCTGTCCGAGTCGGACAGCGTGACGCGCTACTGGGTCGACGCCCAGCGCCCGATTGTCTTCAATGGCCAGACCTACCATCCCCTCCCGATGATCTGGGAGGGCGTGGAGCTGTCCAACGCCATGAGCCTGCCGGTCGTGAAGGTCAGCGTGCCGAACGTCGGCGGCGAGGTCATTGATTACCTCGAGGGGGTCGACATCCTCGGGCGATCGGTCACGCTGCAAATCCTGCATCTCGACCTGCTGGGCGACGTGTCCAACGTCGATGCCGTCACCCTCAGTGTGATGGCCATCGAGGGGAACCTGGAGGCGGTGACCTTCACCTTGGGGCTCGATCTCAATCTGAACGAGCCGATTCCCCGTGGTGTCATCACGCTCCAAGAATTTCCCGCCGTGCCGCGCAATATCCGGCGGGCAACGATCTTGTAAGCCGCAGGGGGGCGGAGAGCGGCGAGCCACCCTGCTCGCGTCGGCCACTTGGAGGCCGCATGACCGACCATCCCGACCGGCTCGCCGGTCGCCGTGAGCCGGCACGATTGAGCCCACAGGCCCTGGGAGACCTCGTCGCAGGCCTGATTGGGCGGCCGTACGTGGCCGACGGCTGCCGGCCCGAGCACGGCTTCTACTGCTGGGGCCTCGTGCGCTATCTCTATGGCACGCAGGGCATTGAGCTGCCGGCGGATATCCATCAGGCGTCCGCCCTGTTCAGGCGTGTGCCGCCGCCGTACCAGGCATGGGACGTGCTGGTCTTTCGCCTGGTGGGCTCGCAGGAGCGGCATGTGGGGGTGGCGATCAGCGATCGCTGGTTCGTGCACTGTTCCCTGGCCACGGGCGGCGTGGCGCGCAGCGAGCGGACGCGCTTACTGTGGCGATCGGCACTGCGCTATGGCGTGAGGTACGTCGCATGCTCCTGACGCTGCATGAGCCCCTGGGTGAGTCCCGGACCTTGCGCGTCCGCAACAGCGGGCGCCGGTCGCTGGGGGAGCTGCTGGCAGGGTACGAGCACGCCATCAGCGCCTGCTTGGTTGATGGCGAGCCGTGCGATGCCTGGGCCGATCTCCGGCCGACCGACGAGCGCATCGAGCTGTTCGTGCGCGCCGGAGAGCCGATTTCCCTCTCGGCGATCCTGACGGCCGTCATCAGTGCCGTGGTTGGATTTGCCTTGCAGCTGCTCACCTCGCTGCTCGTGCCGCGAGAGCTCGGCAAGGAGACCGGGCGGCCCGAGGAGGTCTTCGGCATCGCCGGGCTGACCAACACCGTGGCACTCGGGACGCCGAAGTTCGTCGTCTACGGCCAACGGCGCGTCTTTGGGCATATCATCGCGACCAAAGTCGGCATCGCGCAAGACGGGAAGACCACCACCTTCGGCGCGCTCTATTTCATGGGCGAGGGCGAGATCGAGGCCATCACGGATGTCGAGATCAATGATGCGCCGCTGAGCAGCTATCAAGGCGCGAGTATCGAGACGCGCCTGGGCACGGCGGACCAGACACCGATCAGGCAGTTCCCGTCGGCCAGCCAGGTGTACGCCGACGGCCGCGAGCTGCCGATGGACCCGAGCAGCATCACGTACGTGACCAAAGGCGACCAGATCGACAGTGTGACGCTGATCTTTTCGCTGCCGTTCCTGTTCAACGTCAAGCAGTCTACCGGCGAACACACGCAGACGAAGGTCGCCATGCGGATTGAGTACCGCAAGGTCGGCGATCCGACGTTCGTCGAAGCGCCCGGCAGCCCCGATACCTGGTGGGGGCTGAGCCAAGGCCCAATCTACCGGCCGTTCACCATCAGCCTGCCGCAGCAGGCCCAGTGGGAAATCCGCCTGCGCGCCATCCCCGTCTCCGGCGGCACGAACGAGCAGGGCAAACAGCCCTCGCTCTTTAATGTGCAGGAGGAAAAAGCCGGCAGCCTGGCCTACCCCAACTGCGCGCTGCTCGCTGTCTTCGGGGTGGCCTCAAGCCAGATCCAAAGCTTCGAGTCCATGCGCGTGAGCGCCATGGTCAGGGGCCGGAAGGTCAAGATCTGGGATGGCGCCAGCTTCACCACCGCCTGGACGCGGCAGCGGGCCTGGATCATCCGCGATCTGCTGACGGATGCGCGCGTAGGGCTGGGCAACAAGGTGCCGGAGTCGCTCATCGACAATGACTCCTTCCTGGCCGCGCAGCAGTATTATGACGAGTTCGTGGACGGCGAGGTGCGCGATCTGTGCGACATCATTATCAATGACCGGCGGCCCGGCTGGGACTGGCTGAAGGACCTGCTGGCCGAAGGCCGGGCGACGCTGATTCCGAGTGGCGGCCGGCTCAAATATGTCGTCGAACGCGACCGCACGCCCAATCTGCTCTACGCCATGCCGGGCAACATCATCGAGGGCAGCCTGCAAACCTCGTGGGGCGGCCAAGGCTCGCCGCCGAACGTCCTGCGCGGCGAGTACCCCGACGCCGCGCACAAGGAGACCCTGACGGTCATCGAGGTCGAAGCTGAGGACAAGGGCAGCGAGCCCGAACGCTCGGAGTTGCTCTCTCTGCGGTCGATTGTGCGCCAGAGCCAGGCGTTTCGCGAGCTGACGTTCCATCTGCGCAAGCGGCGCCGCATCAAGCGTCGCTTCCGCTGGGTTTCGCCGATGACGGCGCTGGTGAGCGAGCCCTTCGATGTCGACAGCCTGTCGTACCTGACCGTCACGCACAAGCGCGGCGTCTCTGGGTTCGTGCCGGCGGGCAGCACGACCGGCAACCTGCTGCTCGACCGCCTCGTGACGCTGGAGGTCGGCAAGACGTATAGCCTCGTCGTCCGCCACCTGGCCGACAATAGCGTTGAGCGCAGAACCATCGCCACGGCGGCCGGCACCTGGGGCCAGGTACAGCCCACGGCGGCCTTCGCGACCGCCCCAGCGGAGGGCGATATCTGGGCCATTGGTGAGCAAAACGTGCACATCCTCGATGTGCTCATCGAGCGGGTGGCGCGGCAGGACGATGGGACGTACCAGATCGAGGCGTCGCAGTACGATCCCACGCTGTATGAATCCCCAGGGCCACCCCCGCCACCCCCGCCCGAGACGCCCCCCGCGCCGCCCGCCCCGCCGATCCCCGGCAGTGGGCCGCTGCCGCTGCCGCTGGCCGATGCCAACGTCAAGGCCTGGGGCTATCAGCACGATGACGGCGTGTTCGAGGGGCATTTCACGTTCATCGTCACGCCGGGGCAGCCCGTGCGGGCGGGGACGGCGCAGCATGGCACCAGCACCACCATCACCTTGGACGCCAGGGAGCCGGCCATCGATGATTACTACCTGGCCGTGCCAGCCACCATCACCATCACCAGCGGCACGGGCGCCGGCCAAACACGCTCGATCGTGGACTATACGGCAGACCGAGTGGCCACCGTGTCGCCGGCCTGGAGCACGGTGCCGGACTTCACGAGCACGTATGAGATCCACTGGGGCGCCTACGATAGCTTCTGGGGCTTCGAGTTGCAGCTCTTCGCCGTCCAGGCGGATCAGCCGGCGATTATCCAGGTCTATGAGGGCACGGTCGGGGACTTTGTCATGAGTCTCACATTTCTGCTGGTGGCCGTGATGATCCCCATTGGTTCGAAAGGGGGGCGGAACCATGTCGGGCGGTGGATCATCGAGATTGGGCCGTACCCGATGGATACGACCATCCCTGACGATGTGACCGATTGGGAGGGAGGCGAATAGTGGCACGCCGTCAGCCCCCGCCTGGAGTTTGGGCCGAATTCGTCCACTGGCGCCGCGAGATCAAGCGACTGCCGGCGCAGCATCGGGCGCTCGTGCCGAAGGTGCCCGCCATGGTGCGCACAGCCATACGGCCGCTGAAGGGCCGCTGATATGCCGGCGGTCGGCAGCTTCCGCAGCATTGTGCTGAGCTGGACCAACCCCACCTCGATCGACCTGGACGTCGTCGAGGTCTGGGCCTCGCAGCGCAACGACCGCAGTACGGCCACAATGGTCGGCACGGCGAAGGCCACCCCGGGCCAGCCCCAATCCTGGACCCATACCGGCCTGGGCTCCGGGGAGACCTGGTACTACTGGCTGCGCACCCGCGACCGCACCGGGAACGTCGGGAATTTCCGGCCGCTGAACCCGCTCGCCGGGGTGTCGGCCACGACGCAACTCATCGATGAAAGCGACCTGGCGGCCACCGCCGAGGGCACGACGCGGCGGCTGCTGGAGGAGATTCTTTTGGAGCTCCTGCGGCTGTTGGAGGTCCTGGAGGGCGGAAAATGGCGCTGACGCCTGAGCAACGGCTGTTAGTCGCGATCCTGAATGTCCTGCGGCGCATCCGGCAGCGCCTGGCCCTGATCACCGGCGGCCAGGCGTCGTGACGAGCCAATAGGCAAAGGGGAAGAGACATGGTGGATTTCGAAGGGAAAGTCGGCCCACAAGCGCTGTCAGATGGCTCCCGCAGCCTCGTGCGGCTCATGAGCACGGGGGAGCTGGCGGCCAGCCAGGTCCATGCGCGGTACTGGGAGGCGGTCCGCCGTGGGACCATCTATTCCGCATGCACCGGCGCAGCCGGCGTGGCGCCCGGCACGGCGCTCAGCACCACGCCGCCGTTGACGCTCTACAACCCCAAGACCAGCGGCAAGCACCTGGCTGTGCTGATGGCCCTCATGGGCTATATTTCCGGCACGCTCGGGGCGGGCACCGTCGTCTTCGCCGTCAATACCGACCCTGCGGCGGCGGCGCCCACCGGGGGCACGGCCTTGACGCCGATCAATGCCCTGCTTGGTGGGGCGGCCGGGGTGGCACAAGTGTTTCAGGGCGCGACGCTGCCGGCGACGCCGACGATCTATCGGCCCTTTGCCGTGCTGGGGGCCTTCGCCGGCGGTGCCGAGACGCCGAAGGTCGTGGCCCAGGATGTGGCCGGCAGCATCATCGTGACGCCCGGCTGCGCGCTGAGCCTACAAGCCATCGCGGACGCGGGGACGAGTCCGCTGGTGCTGCTCAGCCTCGTCTGGGAGGAGGTGCCCATCTAATGTCCGAGCGCGAGCCGATCTACAGCCAATTGCCCGGGGCGTTACTTTGGGGGCCATGCACGGTCACGATTGATCTGGATCTCAACACGGTGGCCGAGGTCGAGGCGAGCCTCGACCGATGGGAGAACCTCTTGCGCTGCACCAGCAGGCCGGCGAGGCCATGATGCCGCCGGAGTCGGTGTGGCCGGGGGAGGGAGACGCTTGAGCAACCGATACCGCGTCGCACCCGGCGATACGCTCTCGGGCATTGCGCGTCGCCACGGACTCAGCTTGGCCCAACTGCTGGCGCTCAACCCCGAGATCGAGGACCCGGATCGGATCTGGCCTGGGCAGCAGGTGGTCATCGGGGATGATGCGATCGGGCGCCGGCTGCTCGCTGGCGAGCTCGCCAGGATCGTCCCAACGCTGGCGCCGCAACAGGCTGCCATGTTGGTGGAGCCGCTCAACGTGGCGATGGCCGAGGCGGACATCGTCACACCCCTGCGTATGGCCGCATTTCTCGCGCAGACCGCGCATGAGACGGGCGGCTATCGCTGGTTCCGGGAGCTGGGGTCGGACAGGTATTTCGAGCGGTACGAGGGCCGTCAGGATCTCGGCAACACTGAACCGGGGGATGGCCCGCGCTACAAGGGCCGAGGCTTCATCATGATCACCGGCCGGGCCAATTACCGGGCCGCCGGGCAGGCTCTACGGCTGCCGCTGGAGGAGCACCCCGAACTGGCCGAAGCCCCTGAGGCGGCGGCGCGAATCGCCGCATGGTACTGGCACTCACGGCGACTCAATCGGCTGGCCGATGAGGGAGATTTCATCGGCATCACCAAGCGCATCAATGGCGGCCTGAACGGCCTGGCGGACCGCGAGCGCTATTATGCGCGGGCCAAGCACATCCTGGGGGTGAGCGCATGAGCACACGCCAGTGGCGGGCGGCAGAGACGCGCCGAGCGCGCCAAGCGGAGAGATTTCGGCGGCTGCGCGTCGTGCTGCTCGGGTGGTATGCGGATGGGTGGTCGACGGATCGAATCGCGCGCACCTTGCGGGTGCGTAAATCGAGTGTCCGCGCCTATCTGGCGATGTGGATCCCGAATTATCCCGTGCTGGCACGACAGCGTCAGCGACGCGGCCTCAAGCACGTCGGCAAGGCAGTCGGCGTCATCTGCGGTGCAGGCCTGCTGCTGTGGAGTGCGGCCGCGCTCGCCACGCATGGCTCGTGGCAGGATCATTTCCAAAACGCCTTCGGGGTGCCCTGCTGTGGCGAGCGTGATTGCCTCGCGGCGGAGGTGTGGGTGTGGCGCCGTCTGCCGGACCTGGTGGAGGTCGAGGTCAATGGCACGCTGCTGCGCTTGCCGGCGGGGTCGGTGCACACGATCCCTGCTGATGCGGACGTGCCGCTGACGGTCTCTGGCTATTGGTGTGCGCGCAACGAGGAGGACCCGGTCAGTGAGGCGAATACGCGCTGCGTCTTTGTGCGATCTGGTAATTTTTAGCATGCGGGATGGAAACAAGTGTGCACATTGCTGTGTTTCCCAGTTTGAGACTGGTTATTTCTGACCATTTCTATTCAAGTGTCAATTTTTTGACGGTGTCGAGACAGGAGAGCGGCAGATAGACCTTCTATATTATAAGGTAGATGTAGTGCGACGGACGGAGATGTCTCGGTATACCGATGGAATAGTCTGGGTAGGAATTGCCGCGCCATGCAGTGTAAACTTTGTTTACACCCACTGCCTAAAATTTAGGCACCCTACCTTTGAGACTGGTTATTTCTGACCACCCACAACTGGTTATTTCTGACCACCACGAGTGTCAATTTTTTGACAGTGTCGCGACAAGAGACTGGTCGTGACTTGGCAAAATCTTCGCTAAGTCATTGATTTTACATGACTTGAGGGT